GCCGACGGCGTGTCAGTAGCGGTCGCATTGGAGACATGCGCAGCGGCATAATCTTCTGTCGCGGACTGAGTAGCAATAGCCGCAGCATTCTCGGTGGTGGCGGCAACGAAGGCGGCGAGCACAGACTGCGCGCTGGCGGCTGCTCCGTTTTCTACGGCGGCAGCGGCGAACGCAGCAGTGGCACTGGGCGTGTCAGTAGCCGCAGCGTTTTCCGTAGCAGCAGAAACAAAGGCAAGCCCCGCCGACGGTGTGTCGGTGGCTGTCGCGTTGGAAGCTTGATCTGCGACGAAGGCGACGACGGCGCTGGGCGTGTCTGCCGCCGCCGCGTTCTCAGCGCGCGACACGGCATAGATTACGACGCAGCTACAGGTATCGGTGGCGCTCGCATTTTCCGCGATGGACGCAGACTGTCCCCCGCTGACAACGCCGGGAATCTCCAGTTGCACCCACGAGACCTTGGCGTCGACCGTCGGCGCTTCGCCAAGTGCGGCAGCGCCCGGCAGAAGGGGCTGAAAAGCCCACGTCATGTCAGGCTACCTTGCGGATGCTCCACGGGAAAGCGCGCCCCGTGCCCGCCGTCTGCTTGATCGTCATGTCCCATCCGTTCATCAGGACGAACGAAGGCGAAGCCCAGAGCGGGTCCGACTGCGCGCCGGCCAAGGTCGACAGCAGCAGTTGCCTGATCGTGTCGCCGGTGCGGCACTTTTCCTTGATGCGGATTTCCAGCACATCACCGGCCACCATGTTGGCCACGTCGATGAAAAGCTGATACACACCGTCGGTCGTCTCTGGCGAGGTCGAGTTGAGCGTGTGCTCGGTGCTGATCGTCGCCGTCTGCGACCCGGTTGCGTGTTCCGAGATAGCCATGTCAGCCTCCTATGCCGATTGCGACCATGTTGTACCCGGTAGCCGGCGAGGTCGAGCAGCGGGCGCGGGCGTAGATTGTGCTGCCGGCAGGGACGTAGCGGATGTAGTTACCGGACGCGATATTCCGGCCCCGCAGGATCGATGCCTTGATCTCGGCCGTGCCGTAGAATCCGATGGGCACATCTTCAAGGATGATCTCCTTGTTGCTCGCGTCGCCGTAGGCCAGATCGACGCTGGTGTATTGCGCGGTGATCGTGGCGTTGTCGACCTGCACACCGATCTGCCAAGCCCACAAGTCTTTGGCCGTCGTGCCAAGGCTGGTCCACGAGCCTTCCGCCGCATTGCCGGGGGTAATGCTGGTGCCGTTGCTGTTGGTGATCGTGCCGATGGTTTCGGAGTAGCTGCCGCACGGGACCATCTCCGGGTTGGTCGGCCTGCCGTAGAAGTCGGCTACCACGCGCACCGTGCCGGCCGTGGAGGCGCTGCCCTGCACGCGCACGGCGACCGATGAGCCGGCCTTGACGAACAGCGGGAACACGAACTCGTCGAACCCGGTCGTCACCGCCTGCGACTGCCCGCAGACGATGTTGCTTATCACGGCGGTGTAGCTGGTGCCGCCTGCGGGGTCGACGCCGATGTCGAGCAAGTGGTTCTTGGCCGCTGCGGAGGTACTGCCGCCGCCGACGGCGATGTACATCAGGCACGAGTCGTAAGCCATGTTGGCCGACGAGGCAACCTGCGTCCACGAGCCTTCGGCGTTGCTGGCCCCCGGCGTTACCGACGTACCCGGGGTGCTGCTCGGGGTCTGGTAGTTGCTGTAGTGCCAGAGGAAGGAGTTGATCTTTTTCGGGAGCATGTCAGGTCAGCGCTGAAGTGAATTCGACGCGCAGCGCCGTGTAATCGGTGATTGAGTCGGCCTCGCCGCCCGTGAGCGTCTGCGCGAAGTCCTGCGCGACGCCGCTCAGCGCGTGCGGCCCCCATGAGGCAATCGTCGTGCTGCCCTGCTTGAGCGCGACGGCGATGGTGCCCGAGCCGGCGAGCAGGCGGTAACGCAGGACGTGCCCGGTACTCGATGCCGGATCGCTGCCGGAAGCCAGCGCCAGCATGCAGGTGGACTCCGAAGCCGTCTCGATGTAGTCGGCATCACTGGCCACCGTCTCGTCGAGCATGGCGTAAAGGTCGCTACCGCTGGATGGGGTCCAGCTTCCGGCGGACACGTCGGAAACTGGCGCAAGCTTCTGCGTGATGACCGTTACCGGCAGGACGATGAGCGGCGAAGCGCCCCACGAAACCGGCGCGGTCTGGCTGGCTACGGCGGGTGATCCGTTTGTCGACCAGTCGCGCCCGTTCCCGGAGCAGTCCTTGATGGCGTCAGCCAAGGTGTTGGCAATACACGGGTACCACGAATGCAGGTTGGCCAGACGCAGCGGGCGGATGGACTTCATCTCGGCGGCAATCTCGTCGGCGGTCAGCGCCGCCTGCCAGCACTTGATCGCGGTCAGGCGGACAGGCCCCGGATAGGTGTTGAGCGTGCCTATCTGCTCGCGCTGTGTCGCGGACCGTGCGCTGATGTCCATGCTGGCCTGATTCGCGTAGCTGCCGTCTTGGTACAGGGACAACGCGCTAGAGGATTCGCGGACCAACGCCAGATGCGCAGGCGTTCCGACAGTCAGAGCGTCCCCGGTGTCTGTCGAATAGCTATATGCCACAGCTGTTCCGCACAAGACCGTTACCCCGTCGCTCGACAGCCCTAGCCAGTCGGCGTCGCTCCAGTCGTCATACGTAGCCGACATCGCCGCCCAAATATGCCCGTAGGTATCCGTATCCGTGACGAGGTCGACCCACGCCATCCACGTATAGGCGGAATTGTGGTTGATGACCGATGACGAACGTACTCCATAGTCACTGGCCGTGGCGCCGACGTAGAGGCTCATCAGGCGGCATCGCGCAGTTCGACGGCGAGCAGGTAGAGGTCGCCGGTCGCCGTGTCGTTGGTTCCATCATCGGCATCGCGGCTGACGCTGATGCGGATCAGGTCGCCGGCGGCGATGGAATCGGCATTGGTCAGCGTCACCGACACTTGGTCGATGTACCCCGCCGTCCCCGGAACCGCCGTCGCGCCGCTGGCGTTGACCGTGTCGAAGCTGGCGGTGGCGTCGAGATCGGTGGAATCGCCGTCCGTGACCGCCTCGACGGCAACCTCGAACTCGACATTGCCGCTGGTCGCCGTCGCCATCATGTAGGTGATGACGCAAGACAGCGCGCCGCTCAATCCCTGCGGGGCGATCAGTGTCCAGTAGGCGGTTTCCTGCGCCGAGGCATCGAAGGCCAGCGCCGGGCGGGCGTTGACAGTCGTCAGGCCGGGAAAGTTGCTGCTTGGAAATTCCGCAGAAAAAGGGGTCAGAACCGCGCGAGTAGTTGCCATCACGCCACCTCGTAACGGGCTTCGAGCAAGGCCACGAACAGCCGGGCCTTCTGCTTTGATGTCAGGATGCCGCGCTGCGGCTGCGGGATCGCGGCATTTGCTGCGGCTGCGCCAGTGGTTTCCCACCAGTCATCGAGCGCGTCGACAACCTCGATCAGTTGAGGCTTGGTGATGCCGCCGCAGTTGTTGGCTGAGCGCATGATCTTGTCACGGATCGCGCGGCGTTGTTCAGTAGTCAATACTGCCATTCTAGTTCCTTACCATCAAGGAAACGAGGGCACCGAAGCGCCCTCTTGGTGGTTACGCTGCGGCTTCGATTTCGTCTTCTTTGAAGTACCTCGATTCCGGTACCCCGTCGCCGTCCTCATCCGCCCACTCAACGAGGAACAGGCGTTCCCCTTCGATAGGGCACATGGTAACGGACTTGACGACCCCGACGATTGGGGCGGGCATGATCTGCCTGACGGTGTCGCCGGCACGAAAACTAGACTTGTTTGCCATGATGATTCTCCTTACAGGCCGGTGGAATAGGACACGTTGAGCGTGTCACCGTTGCCGACGGTCTTGCTGCCGCCAGTGAATGCGCCAGCAGAATACAGCGTACCCGCCGTGCTGTCGATGGTATTGACCGCGCCAGAGCCGAAGACGATGCCGCACCCGCCAACAGTACCAGAGTTTGTGAAGGCAAACGATAGCGCCGTCGAGAGGGCCTTCGATCCGGCTGAAGCGGCAGACCATGCACAAGTCTTGCGCGTACCGGAGTAGTCAGGATCGTTGGTTGCGCCAACTTCGAGCCAGCCGGAGTGCGAAGCCATCGTGTCCCCGGCCACCGCTGCCGAAGCATTGGTGTTGATGAGGAACATGTAGGGGCCGGTGACGGTGTAGGCAGAGCCGGCAAGATAGGTGTCCAGCGCGAGGTTCTTGCCGGCGGTGCAGACGACGTTCTTGGCAGTGTCAGCCCACTTGAGTTCGAGCGGGATAGCCCTGAAGGCTTCCAGCAGCTTCTTGCCGTTGAAAAGACGGTCGATTGCTGCCCGCCAGCCAGAGGCTTTCAGCCGGTCACGGAGTTCGCAGTACCGCTTGCGATACGCCTCAACAGGCCCGATACACTCGGCGTAGTACGTGCCGTGTGCTTCCGCTTGTTCATTGACGCTCGCAGCCTTGCCGAGAGTTGCACCGCAGTTGTCGGCGGCGTTACAGTTTTCTTTCTGTTGCATGGTAGTTCTCCGAAAAACGCCCGCCGCAACGGGCAAACTAGGGTCAGGTTGTTGCCTCCCCAAACACTCGCACAGGGTCGGGTTCAGTATCCGGGGTGTCTGTCAGCTTGAGCTTGGAAACGACGCCCGTAGAGCTTACCAGTTCTAGGTTCGCAATACCACGCTTGAATGTCAGCGCGGCAGTATCGGTTGCATCGATGGTTATGACCACCCGGTTGTTCAGCGGCTCGACAGCGAGGTTGATCACGTCCTTCGGAGCGACATCCGCATCTGACGAAATCAGCACGACGCCGTCGGCCCCGAGCTTGTCAACCACGTCCATGTGCGCGGTGTAATCCGTCAGGTCCATCGGCGCATAGACATACAGGAAGCCGCCACCGGTGTATGCCGGCCACTTCCGACCGCCATCCATCGGGACTACCCCGTTCAACTCGATGGAGCTTGAGCTGAGCACTTTGAGCACGTGCCAGTCATCACTCATCGGCGGATTGTTCTTCGCGTTGATCTGACGCATGCCTTCGGCCAAAGACACGAAGCCGCGCCAGCCGGTGGGCAGTTCAAAGTTGCTGACCGTCAGCACCGGCACGCCGGTAGCCAGCGAAATGGCAGAGATCGGGAAGCACAAGAGATTGTCGCGGTCTTCCCAAAAGACTGCCATGCTGAAAGTGGTGCCTTTGACGATTTCGAGTTCGGGCTTCATAGGGGCCTTTCAATTCTTCGGAGCAGCGCTCAGCACATCTTGTTGGTTCAGGATGTGGTCTTGCTGGATATGGACCTTCGCCGAGAGCGTGACCTTTATCAGCTCGTCCATCGTGTTCTTCGCGCTGACACCGAAGACCGTCCAGAACATGCTGGTAGCAAGGCAGAAACCAACCATGGTCCAGATCGCGCGGTTGTAGGTCTTGTGCTCCTGATCATTCGCAATCCCACGAGCTTCGTCAGCCTTCTCTAGTTTTTCAATAGCGTCGAAAGCGCGCCCGATCGCGTCGTTGCTGTTGGTGTGCAGAGCCTCAAGAACAGCGAGCCGTTCCAGTCGCTTGGTATTCTCCAGCATGGAGCCATTGAGGGTCTTCACCGCATCGGTGAGCGAGCCTACCTGCGTGGATAGGGTGGCGAGCTGGACCATTTCGTCGTTAATCGGCATGTTGCATCTCTCGTCTGAAGGCTTCGTACTTATCCTTCTGTTCCTTGTACCAGTCCTGCCAGCCAAATACCTGTGCTGTGGTTACGGCGGACTGTTCTGCAAGAGGTATGCAGTCGGCGGGGATATCAGCAATTCGGCTGGGGCCTCCGGAAACGGCGGAATTTGCACTGCCACCGGGATGAACCGAGGCGTACTGCTTGCGCAGCCGGCCAAGGTCAGCAAGAGCACGAGAAAGATTCTGGTCATAGTGGGCCTTCGTTTCAGTATTTACTGCGTCCGATATCTCGATCAGTTTCACGACACCAGCGGCGTGCTTTTCGCCGAGGGCTTTGGTTTCATCCCGAAACGTCTGGTAGCTGCTCTCGCACTTCTCCAGCTTCTGCCGGGCGTTGTCAGCGCGCGAGGAGGCGAGTTTCCAGCCGATGCCGGTTGCTACGTTGGACAGCGCCAGCGCAATGAGGAGGTACATGACGATGGGGTTCAAGCCGAGCATGCTTCATCGCCCTTCTCGGTGATTGCAACAGCGATATGGGCAACTGCCTGATCCAGTGCAAGCGACGCCTGAGTCAGACTGTCCAGCGGGATTCTCTTCCTTGCCCCGAAGATACTGTTTTCGATGGGGTCAGGAAGAGCGGATACTGCCTTGAACTCCTCGCGGTAAAGCTCGTCGAGCCGCTTATCGAGAGCGGAGAGCTGTTCGAGAACCTCTTTCAAGGCGGTACGGCGTATCGTGTTCATTTCGATTCACTCCCAAGGCAGGCAGCAACCTCTTCACCACGACGATTCACTAAGCCCTGAAGGACACGCAGTGGTCTGGTCGGATGATAGCACTTCTGCCCCGGCTTGGCACGGGTAGCTTGCGTCGCCGGCCCGCAGACGTACTGCCCCATCACCTGACAAGCCTCCGCGTACTGGCCAGCACGAACCTTGGCCGGAATCGAGGAATTGCAGAAGTTCCCTGTCCCGACGTTGTAAGCGAACTTCACATAGGCATCCCACTCGTGCTGATAGAGCTGCGCATCATCACCGAGGCACTTCCGTATTTTCGCCTCATCCTTGGCAACATGCGCAACGGAGAGGCGGACAGCCTTTGGCGGGGTAATGACCTCCCCCATGCGAACCGGGGTGCCGTCTTCATGGACAGTGGAGCCGAAGCCGATCGTCGGGACATCGCCGGGGACCGGGATAATTGCATTGTTGGACCAGCCCTCGTGCAGCACAAGGCCGGCGAAGCCGGCGGCAGACAGGGAGAGTGCAGCAATCGTGGAGCGCGGATACTTGATCATTGCGGGGTTACCTTCTTCTGAGTGACGTTGCCGCCAACGTAGACCGTCAAGGCCAAAGACACGACCGTGACCCACATCCCGCCATCGATCAGGTCGAACCAGCGCAGCCCCGTGCCAAGCAGCACGACCAGCAGCGTCAGGAGGAACTTGCGGGAGAGGTAGCGGGGGTTCATTACCATGCGTCCCAAAGGTTTCGATCGTCACCGGCCGGCGTTGGGGCCTTGCTCAGCCCGTTCTGCGCAAACAGCCGCGCGCCAGTCGAGAGCGCGACGATACCGAAGACTACGAGGATCACAGTAATCGACGGTTTGCCGTTCAGAAACACGACCGAGATAGCTTCCATGCCGGTCAAGCCCATCGTGATGTAATTGCCCCACATCGACCACGCCTTCTTGGCCACGTCCTTCCAGTTGGGGAGCAGTTCGAAGTTGAGCATCATTCAATCTCCAGTGTGATCCGCTCGCCGAGGTCGGAAGCCGCCTCGCAGAGCTTGATGAGGGCGTCCGAGGTGTCGGGGCAAGGAACAACTCCTTTCGGCCCGATAACCCGGCCCAAGATGCAGTCCGCATCGGCGAAGCCGCCAAACCACCCGACGCCGGCAGCAAATACCAGCGGAATGGAGTCGTGGCGGGTGGCGGTAAGCACCTCTGCATTGTAATGCCCGGGCGGCAGCTCAGAGCGCCCGTTTCCCGGCGCTACGCGGCAAAACAGCCGCTTGTTCATGTAGAGGCTGTTACCGATGATCAACAACTTCATCAGAGGCCTCCGTAGCCAACCACGCGGGTCTTGTGCTTGCTCCTCTCCCATTCGGCCTTCGCCATGTTGCAGTACGCCGTGAATTCTTCCTTGTACTTCTCGGCCTTGACCGAATCGAACAGGTCGGAATCGCGCTTGCCATACCCGCGATAGAACATCCACTTGAGGAGGTTGTAATGGTGTTCCTCCCCGATATCGGGGAAGTTGAAAGACAGGTTGCTGCCGTCGGACTTGACCGAGGTGAGCGGCAAGCGATAGACATCCAGCAAGACCTGATCGTTTACGTTGGGCACTTGTACCCATTGCACGAGGCCGCGCTGCCGACCAATGACCATGTACTTGACGGGGCCGGGGGTCTTGTCCATGTAGAGAGGCTTGATGACCCCGTAGTCGTCCCGTGACATCTTCGTCAGGTCGGTCATGTTGATGACCTCGACGATTT